TGGCTGGCTGGCTTTCCGCTTAAAGCTAGCCAGCCAGCCATATAGCCAACCAACACAAACTCTTAAAAGCACAAAGGGCAAGCGGGGAAGCGCCTGCCCTTTGTGGATAGTATTGTTAATCGGAAACTTCATTCCTTGCCCGTCGCCTTCGTCTAGCGGGCTCACTAGTGGTTTATTTATTTAGAGCGCTCCCACCTGCGCTCGCATCTATTCATAAGTGCGTTCTATATATTCCTCCGCTATCCGATGGAGTTCTGCATCGATGCGCTGTTGTTCCTCAGCGCGTGCATAATACTCAGTAGAAATCTTATCGTATGCATTGCGTATCAATTTTAATTCATAGCCGCTCGGTTTCCATGCTTTAACTTTGCGGTGTCTGAATGTTGCACGCATGAGCGCATAAAGCTCATCCTCCGTAAAGAGGATGGGCTCTGGCTTTCTAAGTCTAGGCATCACCCCTCCTCCATTCCTCGGACAATTTCTAAGTTTTCTATTGCCTCCTCAGCGTCGGTGGTTACTCGTTCAATGTCTATGCAATCCCAATGTGCGCCATTGCATCGGGAACAATCAGAGCCCCTGACTATGTATCGTCCCTGTTGAATAACTACCTCGTGTCCAAATCCTGAGAGAGTGCCATCCTCGGTCAGTTGATACTCGTGCCCTTGCTCGCTATTGAAAGCGGCATTTATTAGGTCAATAAGATGTGGGGTCAATACCAATTCCTTAGACATTACTCGTCCTCCCCTTGTGGTGTGTCTATCTGAACATAGAGAGTGCTCCAGTGCTTATCTAGTGGAGAGTCATCTACTCGAAACTCGATAGCGTAGGCAATGAGCCCGTCGCGGTCGTGTGATGGTCGGCGGTCTGCTTGCTTGATAATACCGCAGAGAGGTTGTCCGTTGCGTGTGCGTGTTTCTGATACATGAAGAGTGCCTATTAGGGCGGTTGAGATGTTCATAATTTGTGCCATTTTCTTATCCTTCCCGATAAGTGGTGAGCCCCTTGCTCATTTCTAAACTTAGACTAAGCGTAAGAGATACGCAATAGATAGACACGGCGTGTCGCTCAATGTTATCTAATTGTTATAAACGACCCCCCCCATTAAGTTACTCGCCAGTAACAAAAGCCACCAGTGTTTATGCGTAAGTGACGTCTACATTACTAGGCAGTAGCCTAACTCCTTTTTCAATATTACATTTTGCATGGGCTAGTTTTACATTTTCTAGCGTGTCATCGCCTCCAAGTACAAGAGGTATTACATGCTCAATATGTGGATATAGCTCCCATCCAGGCTGTCCTTGGTGGGTTGCTGCGTTAAAGTCAAGAGGGGTATTGCAAATGTAGCAGTCAGTACCATCGCGCTTAATAATCTGATTCCGTGTGTAGGCTCTATGTTTACCTCCTTTAACACGGTGTCGGTTTTTGTTATTGTGCCTTTTGTCGGGGTTGTTTCTATACCACTCTTTTTCTTTAGCTTTGTATTTAGGGTCTGAATGCCACAGGTCACGTACATATTTTGCTGCAACCTCTTTGCAGGGGGTGCAGGCAGTTCCATTAACTTTTTTGCATCTACCATAGTCGCCTATTACGACTCCATGCTGGGTACTAAGCTTTTCTCTTTGTTTGGCCTTGGCATATCGTTTTATAGCTTTATGTAGCCTTTTTATAAGAATACGGCGTTGGCGTTCTTCTCTGGCTAACTGCTCAGCTGCGCGACGATGTGCAAGAGCAGCTTTTCTTCGAGCAGTGGCTTCAGCAAAGTTTCGTTTGCCAGCCTCAATTGATTGCGGGGCTACTTTCATAAAAAGAGACTACCTTAATAAAATGAAGTTGTGCAACTGCTAGGCAGTAGCCTAGGATGCGGGTATGAGAATCATGTGGGAATTGCGGGGGATGCGATTATTGATGGGTCGAGGAAAGTTTGATGATTATTGTGTATATGTGGAGCGGGGGGACGGTTCAAGATTTGCTCCTACAGATGAGTGGTACTTTGAAAAAATGAGTAAGTGGAAAGACAAGGCAGTAGCCTACGACAAATTTTGCAGAGTTTATGAGATGGCGGGTCCTGAGATTGATGATTTAGTTTGGGAGCTGATTGAGGGGATTGCTGACAGTGCAGAAGAAGCTTTAATACTAGGAATTCTCTATCTTGGAATGTATGCAGAAGAGAGGAAAGAAGGAGCGGTCTTGAAGAAGAGAATAAAGCGATTAGGCGTACACCAAGTCCTTCTGGACGGCTACCCCGCGAAAACCGCCGCCAATTTTTCTAGAGGACAAAAAGTAGAGTATCTTACCCTTCAATGCCACCAGAGAGGATTTTAATATGTGGATGTACTCCCTTACCGTAGAAGAGGTAGCCCTTGTATGCCAAGTTGGCTACGAGCGTCAAGCAGAGATGTTTGGGCAACCCGAGCGTAACGTCAACTACTATGAAGGCGACCACTGGGAGATGCTGCAACATACCATCTGTGCAGGTAGTGAGCTAGCCTTTGCCCGAATGATTGGTATTAAAGAGTTTACCCCGCATGTTAATAAATTTAAGACAGAGCTAGATGTAGATGGCTTTGAGGTCCGCTACACCTTTCCACAGGGGTGTAACGCACCATGTTGCGCCTCGGAAAGTAGCAGAGGTCGCTTACGTATGACACGTAGAGATGATGATGACCAGATTTACGTACTTATTGGTGGAGGACTTGCAATTCGAACCAAAATGGAAACCCCGCCATACACAATGCCACCATATGTCGCACTTGGTTGGGCTTACGGGCATGAGTGCAAAAAACCAGAGTTCATCTATAACGCAACCACATGGTACGTGCCTCGCGCAGATTTACATCCCATGGATACGTTAGACTTGTCCAATGTGCAAAGAGTGCGGTAACTGTTCTAGGGAACACAGCAGAACAATTGATGATTCGGTTGATGAGGTTTTAGACTCTCCTATTTAGTACTCTTCATCCATGAACTTTATGGATTGGCTTGCAGACAATATGGATGTACCTAGCCGAGTACAACGCTGCGCCAAAACTCTGATTGCTGATGTAAATAATGGGTGCGGTTCACTCAGATATGATGCTATATCGTGGAAACTCCATTTTAAAGAAAAACACCCAGATAACGCTAATCAGCTAATAGATATGCTTTTAATTGCTTATGCAGAGTATGTCCTTACTATAAAAGCTAAATAAGGGATACTTTTACGTATGAGTAAAGATAGAGCCCGCGACCCCAAAAGAGTCATCAACCTAGATGTATTCCGTGTAACTAAGGATGTCCTTGGTAAAGGTTTGCGTGTAGAAGCAAAACCAGACTCCCCCGAGCTTACAAAGCATGAGGATGAAGCAATTGCTCTTGGAAACTCGCACACAGAACGTAAAGGACCTAAACTAATTGCAGGTCCTGGTTGGATGGGAGAAAATAAAAAAGAATGACAATAGTTAGATTTTGTACAAAGTGTGAACATGAAATTAAGCACGGTCTTTGCATTGTTGATGAGTGCAATTGCCTGTGCAGAGACCAGATTGTAGACTAATGGAAGACGCAGCCCTCGGTAAGTCCCGTGCAGAACGTGCGGGGTTTAAGAAGGGTGTAACCACCAAAAAAACCCCTTCGTCAAAGCGAAGTCGTGTAAATGAGTTTAGAAATAACAATGTCGGTATGTTTGCGGGCCCCCGTCCAACATACGGAAGATACAATGTATCTGAACAAGCGTCCGATGTTTTAAACAAATCACTTAATAAGAAGACGAGGTAAAAAATGGCAGCAGCAGGAGGAATCCTTGCACGTTTGGCACCAGTTATTGCACGAGTTGGCGGCTCTGTAGTAGGTCAAGCAGCAAAGCGTGGAGCAATTGCAGGCGTTGAAGGACGCGTTGCAAACATGGTTCAAGGTCGCAAAGACGGCACTGGTTCAGGTAATGGTGGAAGTTCACTAGATAACTGGGAATCTTCTTACAAAGGATAGTAATGTCTAAGACAATAAAAGCTGCTGGAGAAAAGCACACCATTAAAAAAAATAAAAAGGGTGATGTGATTGTTGACCATGCTGGTAAAACTGGAAAGTACGATAAGATTAACTTAACTAAAAAAGCTGGCGCTAAGACAATTAAGCAAGGCGTTAAAGCAACTAAAGATTGGCATAAGAAAAATGGCTAAGTCTCCAGCTTGGACACGAAAAGAAGGTCAAAACCCAAATGGTGGGTTAAATGCTAAAGGCCGTGCTTCCGCAAAAAAAGAAGGTCATAATTTAAAACCTCCTGTAAAAAAAGAACAAGCAGCAAAATCTGATAAAGCGGCTGCACGACGTAAATCTTATTGTGCACGTTCTGCTGGACAAGCAAAGCAGTTTCCTAAAGCTGCTAAAGACCCAAACAGTCGTTTAAATAAAGCAAGAAGGGCATGGGACTGCTAATGTTTCCAAATGCAAGTCAATTTCCTGGCGGTGGTGTAGGCCTTAACCGTATTATGGGAACATCAGGTTCAGAGGCAACTCCAATAAATAATATTATTGAAAAATCTGGTAGTAGTGGAGGTTCTTTCTCCGCTCCAGCTCCCGTTACTCGTACCCCAATGCAACCAGCAAAACCTACTTTTCCTAGTATGAGTACTGGAAGTAGAATGGGAAGAGGAATGATGCCTTCTGCGGATGTGAGACCATAATATGGCAGAGACAAAAAAGTTTGGTCCTTATAAAGGTTCTAACCCCAATGGCGGACGCCCTATCTACGTCAACAAGAAGAAGGTAGGCGGTAAGTGGGTTACCACATCAAAGAACAAGGCTCGTGCTGATTATGAGTCAAAGAATGGCAAAATTAAATCTAAGGATGTTACTGTTGAC